ATCGTCGTATCCCCACCTGACATTCCACCACCACCACCACCGGCGTAAAGACCATTTCCTCCCCCCCCACCAAAACCGCCCTGATTATTATAATATGCATAAGCAGTTGTGTTATTATATCCACCTGCACCACCAATACCGCCATTTATAAAAGATTTACCTCCTGCGCCTGAAGGAGCACCTCCGCCACCGGGTAAGGCAGCACTTGGACTTCCATCGCCAATAAGACCACCACCACCACCAGAACCCCAACCATTAATATTTCCAACACCACCATTGGTTGATACGGTTAAAGATGTTTGTCCACCATTCACGTAGCGTGTCGTGACGTTCCAGTCGTGGTTGCCACCACCGCCACCAGCAACTACCAATACTGAATCTACGCTATTATATGGAGATTTAAGAACAAATGTCCCACCACCACCACCACCACCAGAAGTCCATTGTGTTGCCCTTTTACGATCTCCCTTTCTACCAACTAATATTTTAATTTTATCTCCACGTGTTAATGTGAAATTGCCAGTTATTACGGCTCCATAACCACCAGGTTCCGTAATATTGGATCCTAAACTATAATGACCTCCACTTGCACCTGTAGCCGAAATGGTATATACACTTGTTTCAGGTACTGTCCATTCTTGAATACCAGATACGACATTAAAAAATGCGGTATTATTCCATGGAAAATTGGCACCATATTCGGATATACAATTAGCTAACGTTGGACCCATTCGCGTATCAGCAACACTTGATGCACATGATTCAAAAGTATGCGATGTAAAATCATATAATGCAAAATTTTTATTTTTAAAATGTGTTCCAATTGTAATGGCTCCCGTGTTAGGTACGGTACCACCCACATAATCAGTATTTCTAAAAGACGATATTGGTATGGATTCTGTACCATTGTAAATAGTGTCATTAATGATATTATAAATTTCTGAAAATTTTATATTGGTTGTTCCGATTGTTGCCATTTATATAATTTAACATTATTTAATAAGTTCTTTTAACTCGTCTATTTGCGCCTGTTGATCTGACATTTGCGTTGCCATAGTTTCTATTTGAACCTGTTGATCCGCCATTTGCGTTGTCATAGTTTCAATTTGAACCTGTTGCGCCTTAATACCTTCAATTAATAATGGTGCTATTTTTTCATACCGCACAGCCATGTAGTCAGATAATCCTTTTTTAATAATTTCGGGAATATATTCTTCTATTTCTTGAGCAATGACTCCCATTTCAATTTTGTCTAAATCAACTGAATTATTAATTTCCATGGCCTTTTCATTCCAATTAAATCGCACACCTCTAATATTTTTTATTATTTGCAATGGATTTTCAATTGTTTTAATATTGGTTTTTAATCTTTTATCCGACATACCATAAAAAGCAGTAATGTCGGCCGTAACTACCACGGCTCCAACCACATGTAATTGTGCCGCTGGATTTATTGCCATGTTATCACCAATTAGAACTCTTGCATCTGCATTTCCAAGTCTAACAACATTGGAATAAGAAACCGCTGCCCCATATCCTAAACAAGTTGTATTAAAATATGTGCTATGCAGAGGTCCCGAAAGGCCACCTATAGCAGTATTTTTGTGACCCCAGATGGAATTATGGTCATGTCCAATAGTATGATAACATGCTTTGTGTCCAATACCAATGTTATATTGCCCTTTGTTGTTATACAGAGCTTCGTATCCAATAGCAGTGTTATATTGCCCAATTGTGTTTTGGTATAACGACTGTCCCCCCATGGCAATGTTATAAGTTCCTGATGTATTGGAAACAAGCGCGCCAGTACCGATTATTACATTGTTCTTTATATTTGTAAATGTTAATTTGTCAATCTTCATAGTTCCCGTGATATGTGCAGACCCATCTACGTGTAATTTTTCACTAGGTGTAGACGTCCCGATGCCCACTTTCATATCTTCATTACCTATCCTACACATGTTGTCACCAGTCACAGTTGCCCCATATCCTATACAAATTGTATTAGTGAAATTACCTGTTTTTCCAGCTTCATATCCAATAGCAGTGTTAAAACCCCCACTTGTGTTAATTAAAAGCGAATTGTATCCAACAGCTGTGTTGCCATCCCCTTCAAAATTTACTTTCAACGACATCATGCCCACAGCTGTGTTATGTGTGCCATTTGTGTTAGTCAATAGCGCACTATGTCCAACAGCTGTGTTATATCCGCCGGCGTTATCCGTAAGCGAATGGTATCCAACAGCTGTGTTAAAACTTCCTGTATTAGCTTTAAGCGACAAACTTCCAACAGCTGTGTTATTTGTGCCAGTTATATTATCTGCAAGCGCATCTTCTCCAAAAACGGTGTTGTAGTCACCAGCGCCTTTCCCCACAGTCAAACCATTAATTTTGGCATCACCATTAACGTCTAATTCCGTAGCTGTAATAGCTCCACATCCAACCGCTCCAGTGGTTGTAATAAGCCCATACCCAAGACTGAGATTTGTATTATTGAGTGTGACATTGCCGTAAAATGTTGAAACACCCGCCACAATATCCATTCCCTTGCTATCATTTGTATAAAATTCCAACCCATTTGTCTCGTCAGCAGTTATATAAGTTTGTTGGTCTATAGATATCACGCCTCCCAAACCAGTCCAAACCGTTTCATCCTCACCGGATTTAATAACGCCTACAAATTGATTTTGGCTTATATCAAACATTATCATACCGGCTTTCGCGTTTCCATCATCACCAACACTCATTCTAGATTCAGTATTACTCCTTGGTAATAATAATGCCGAACCACTAATGTCAATGTAATTACCATATGAAGCAGTTGAACGATTACTTTTTATAGTATTTAAAATAAATTGGTTCCCTGAAATATCACCAGATGAATTTATATCTTTAACATGTACGGTATCTGAAACTACTAAATTTCCAGTAATTTTTAAATCTTGTGAAATTTCAACCGATGTAAATAAACCTAGATTTGACATTTGTATATTATATATTTTTAATTTTTTTAAATTTTTTAAATTTTAATTTATATAATTAAAATTTTTAAGAGAATGGTCATGTGGGTCTTTTAAGAGAATGGTCATGTTGGTCTTTTAAGAAAATGGTCATGTTGGTCTTTTAAGAGAATGGTCATGTTGGTCTTTTAAGAAAATGGTCCGGTTGGTCTCTGGCGATTTTCAATGACCATTGGTACAGGCATTTGCGCGTCAGTTTTATTAAAAAGTGTAAATGTTTCTAAAGTATTGATATTCATTGGTGGGTTTTTATATGGTTTCACTAAATTGCTAGCACCTATCCCGAATAAAAAACTTTCTAGATCAGCGGTATTTTGCGATAAAATATTATGCGTATAAGCGCCAGCCATGTTTCCTGCATTTATACCAAATCCGGGTAATCTGGATTTTTTAGGAATTTTTTTACCTTTATATACTAAATATTCCCTACTTAGATGTTCTCTGGATTGATCTTTACAATATTGTGCTGGTAAATTTTTTAGATGTGTTGAAGCCATTAATATAGGCGAATAAAAAAATTTAGATAGCTTCTACCATATCCTTAAAATTTGCGTCTGAAATAGCTTTATCATTGTTTAAATCTCTTAAACATTTGTGAAATATATGAAATAAATCAAATCTAAATAGGTACAGAAATAAAACATCATTTGTTAGTTCAAATGGTATTCTAATTTTATCTTTTATTTTTTTGATAAGTGATAAAATTTGTTCATTGTTTTTATAATGTACAAAAATATCATTAACATTGTCGGATAATTGTTTAAAAAACACTATATCATCAATGGCTACTTGTTCTTTAAATTCTTCATTTAAAGAAAATACACTGAGAATGTTTTTTCTATATTGGGTATCGTTTGCATCAGTTTCAATGTCATGCGAATAATTAATAACATAATCAAAATTATATTTCATTTTGATTATATTAATGTGGAAATCTTTATGTTATTTATTTTTAAAAAAAATAAGGTTTATTTTTAAAAAAAATAAGGTAAAGATTTTATTATTTTTAAAAAAAATAAGGTAAAAATTAAATCTTTACCTAATTTTTTTTAAAAAATTAAATCTTTACCTAATTTTTTTTAAAAATTTAGCGGTATTTGCGTTGAAAATAATCATTATCGCGTGTGATTTCGCGAGATGGGATACCTCCACGAATCCATCCTTTATTTGCCTCACCCTCAATTAAATTAGCCGGATTCTGAATAGTTCTTTGAAGGGAAGGTACTAAATCCACTTTTTCAACACCATATGATTTTTCGGTATTTTTTTTGCAACTTTTTTTATCCCCAACATAAGATCCCTGTTGTAATTGCGATTCTTTTACAGGTTGTGGTCTTCCTCGTCCTAAAAATGGCACAGTTTTGAAGGGTCTTTCTGATAAAGAAATGCGGCATTTTGGATTGGTTTGTATGGTTCCAATTCTCAAATTGGAATCGCTATCAACATTGCATCCTCCTGCGCCACCATGTCCACCTTTAAAAAAAACATTGGGTTGTTTCGTTGCGAAATCAATTGGTTTTTCCATTCCACAATGTTGTTCAAAATAATTTTTTGTCATGTAAGTTCCGAAATTGTTATTTTGCGTATCTCTTTCGGATAAAGCACACACATCATCTCCAATTCTAGATAAATTGTCAAAAGTATAGGTATGTAAGCTCGCCATATATATGTTATCAAATATTATTTTTTTAATTTTAAATAATTTTAAATAATTTTAAATTTTAATTTTAAATTATTAAAAAGCTACAGGTCCAACGCGTCGTAGATTTTTGCTACAGCTGACATCGTCGCCATCTTTGCATGAAGCCATATTTCCATAACAAAATTCGGCAAAACTTCTTTGATTATTTGGTATTTGTGTATTTGGCATTGTATGAAAATTTCGCATAGTGTGTTCAAAATTTAGATTATCTCCTAAATCTCTAAATAATTTACTATTATTTGTTAATGAGTTTGATAATAAAGGTGTTTTTGCAACCTGGTTAATATTTTTCATAACTGATTTATTATAGGATGGTGCAGCTTTTTTCTTTTTATTATTATATTTATAATCATCCATCATAACATTCATTAAAGGGTTTTTTCTATCTGGTAATGTAAATGTATCTTTCATTATATTCTTAAAATCAGACCCCTTATCATATTTTTCAAATTTATTATATTGCCCCATACCTTCTCTCTTATCATTTTTTTGCACATGATAAAGAGTTATAAACATTAATAAAGTGATGATACCTGCTACCAAAACATTAAGTTGTCGTGAGAAAAAATAACCTATAATTGTTAAATAAATAATTAATCTACTTATTGAATTAAATTTTCTTTCCATAGATAAATACTGGTAAGGCCATAATTCCAACATATGGTTTTTATTTGCTAAAGCGGATGCATCATAAATCCAAAATTTAACCATTATAAATATATATAGTGTTTATTTTTTATTTTTCTTCTTTTTCTTTTTCTTTTTCTTTATTTTTGTTTTTTTCATAACTGAATTGTCAGGATTGAATGTTTTTTGTATATATGCCTCATCAAGCTTCGTACCATTGCCGGCATTTTTGGCATTATGACCATTTTTGGCATTTTTGGCATTATGACCATTTTTGGCATTTTTGGCATTGGTTTCTTGAATTTGTTTAATTTTTTCTTGAATTTGTCTAGCGAGTTGTCTTTCTTTTAATTTTGCAAGCATGCGTTCTTTTTGCGATGATTTTTTAACATTTTGTTTCATCATGGATTGAAATAAATTCATGTTAACTTTTGAATTTTTTCCACCCATGCCCATTTTTTTTAGCATACTTTCCATATTTTTCATACCAGGTGTATTTTTCATTTTATCAACTAATTCGCTGGCTTCTTTCATTAATTCCGATTCGTTAAGTTCTCCCGACTTTAGTTTTTGATCTAACTTTGAGCTAACCTTTTTAATCATTCCCATTAATTTTCCGGGGTTTTTAAATAATTTTGAAAATACATCATCTACGTTGGTGATGTCATCTGCGTCAATATCTAGATCTTTCGCTGTATCATTTGCGATTTCTTGTGCCAATTGCCCTATTTTACCACCCATTAAAGATTTTAAATGATCTTGCAAATCATCGGGGTTTGGTATATTTTTCCCATTTTCTGAAATATCTTTAGTATCCATATTTTTCATCATATCAAAAAAATCGCCACCTAATCCGGAAATATCCATATTTTTCATCATATCTTCAAAATTCTCTGGTAATTCGCCTTTACCTGACATATTTTTCATCATATCTTCCAAATTCCCGGGTAATTCGCCCGACATATTTTTCATCATATCTTCAAAATTTCCTGTAAATTCTCCAGATGGTCCAACTGAATTTTTCATCATTTCCTCAAAATCTTTATTTCCAGTAAATTGTTTCATCATTTCTTCCATGCTTTTTTCGCCTGTCATATTTTTAAATAAATTTTCGGATTTTTCACCGCTAATATCAAATACATCGCTAATTGAGGATACAACTTCTTCCAATTTCTGCTTCAATTCATTTTCATCAATTGCTTCAAATAATTTGGCAGTATCTTTAAAACAGGTTGTGTCATTTAAATTATTTGTAATGCAAAATAGAATTAATTGTAAATATTTCCAAATAATTTTTTTAGTATTATCCGAAATGTCTTTCCAAATATCTTTAAAATCAATATTCTTAAAAAATTTGGTATTTTTTGAATCATCATTGAACATATCATCATTTTCATATAATATATCAAAGAATCTCTCAGGGTAAACATCTAAACAATAATCAAACACGTTTTTAATGCTATCACCATTGTGATCATTTATTTTTAAAAACTCCAATTCGTTATCGGTAAATCTATCATTATATTCGGGAAAAGTATTTAAAATATCATTAATAAAATCTTTAGTGAGTTTTTTAAAATCCTTTGTGAGTTTGTCGTCAGTGTTCATCTATTTAAAAATATATTATTAATTTTTAAATAGTTAAATTTATATATGATATAATTTTGAAAGTTTTGTCAAAATTTGAATATATTTCATCGCCATATTTTTATGTTCGTTGTCCATTTTGGATATTGAGAGACGTAACTTATCGTAACATTCTAAAACATATTCTGCATTACCTTTTAAATCTTTTACGTCTGATGAATAATTTTTATTTTCAAAATAATTAAAATCACCTGAAATAATTATTGTATTATATGGGATTTCAATATAATAATGCCACAGTTCTATAATTTTTACAGGATTATATTTGCACAATGTTTCTAGTATTTTATTTACCGATTTGATGTGATCTTCTTTTGGAAAAATTACCATTATTTTTTTGAAAAAATCTTGTATTTGGAAATTGAATGTTTTTAAAATCTTGGATTTATTTATTCTTGACATTTAAATTACTTTATAATAAAAATTCTATATTATTTTTTATTAAAATAGTTTATTCTCACATTTTTTGTCCACGTTCTTCTTGCATTTTGGTTAATAATTTTGAAACATTTGATGATTTTATTTTATTTGATGAAATATTTTCGGGAGGCGTTTCTATTTCATCTTTATTTTCGCAATTGGCAAAAGAATGCATTTGTCTTAAACCACCTACACCCTTTGTAGATAATTCGTCAGAATTTTGATCTAAATAAGAATAGTTATCGGATAACATGGTACCCATTTCATTATAAGAAAACGCTAAAGGTTCCATATTATTTCCCGTATCTTTTTTGATATTTGTTTGTAATATTGGATTGAACACTTGCATAATTTCATCACCGTAAATTATTCTGTTGCCTCTATTTAACAATAATAATGCCGGAACTTGTGTAATTTCCGGTGGCATTAGCAATTCTTTTCCATCATTTAAAACAATATAAGTTTTATTTTCAATTTGTTTACGTTTATCTATGCATAGAAAATGAATATCATTCTTAATTTTATCTTTACCAACTTTATGGATTATTTTTTTACAATTATCGCAATATTTACTATAATATAAAACATAACTCATTATATTTATAAAAGTTTTTGAATACAAAAATTTAAACTTATTAAATTGATTAATTATTTATATAAAAAAATATTAATAAAACTTATATAATGTCGGAAAGTAAAATGAATTTGCCTCGCATATCGGATATTCGTCAAGAAAACGGGATTATTTATTTTAATTCATCTAATTGTAATGTTAGTATTATAAATGGTTTAAGAAGAACTATTTTGAGTGATATACCAGTTGTGTGTATTAAAACTGATCCACATAACGAAGTAAATGCACCTTTAGAGTCAACTATTATTTTTGAAAATACCACAACTTTAACAAATGAGATTATTAAACAGCGAATGGGCTGCATACCGGTTCATATTAAAAATGCCAAAAATATGTTTATTGAGAACTTGGTAGTTGAATTGGATATGGTAAATGATACGGAAGAAATAAAATATATTACAACCGAGGATTTTAAAATCAAAGAGTTGGGTACAAATCAATATTTTAAGGAATCACAAGTTAAGAAAATTTTCCCACCTGACAAATTTACAAATGATTATATTCTTTTCAATCGTTTGAAACCTAGAATTTCAAATACACAAAAAGGTGAAAAATTGAAATTTCAAGCGAAATTGCATAAAAGTACATCAAAAATCAATAGTCAATGCAATGTATGTTCAACAATTGGTTATGAAAACACAATAGACGATATTAAAAGTAACGAAGCTTGGTTAACATATAAAGACGAATTGGCAAGTACTGATGATCTGGTTAGCATTGAAAAGAATTGGTTTAATCATAATGCAAAAAGATATTTTGTTGATAATTCTTATCAATTCATGTTAGAAACTATTGGTATTTATACAAACGAGGAATTGATAAAAATTGCATGTAATGTTATAATTAACAGGTTGGATGTTTTAAAAAAAATAATACAGGACAATAAATTGGAAATTAATAGCGATACTATTAATACAAAATATTCATTTGATATAATTTTACCAGATATTAGTTATACAATTGGCAAAGTATTGGAGTATTTATTACATGATATATATTTTGAGAAAAACAAAACTCTTTCTTATGTTGGATTTATAAAAAAACATCCGCATGATGAATATTCTATTATAAGAATTGTGTTTTCCGATGGTGAGAAGTCCAATATTGAGAATGTTAAAACTATATTATTTGCTTGTATTGATTATACACAGACTATTTATAAACATATTGATGATTCATTCATTTAAGGCTGGCGTGGCTTGTATTGCTGGCGTGGCTTGTATTGCTGGCGTGGCTTGTATTGCTGGCGTGGCTTGTATTGCTGGCGTGGCTTGTATTGCTGTCTTTGCTGTCTTAGATTGTCTTGGTGCACGATGTTTATAATTTATACTAAACATTATTTTTGCCGTCGGTATTGTTTTAACGTATTCTTTGATATAAGTAAAATTAACTTTTTTTCTAAACGGGTAAAGATCTGCAATAAAATGTTTTTGTAGCTCAAACAATAAAGGTTTAAATTCAAATGGGCAACTTTTTAGACTTACAATTTTTTCAATAAAACATTTAACATATAAATTATAAAATTTTTCGGTCCATTTGTAAAAGTCTTTTTGATATTTCATGAACTTTTTTTTTTCTTCTGGGAAATAAGATAAATAGTTAAATACGTTTTGATTTTTATATAATTCCAGAAAATGAAATTGGAGTTTAGGACTATTTCCTCGTAAGATTTTAATTTTTTCATATTCAATATTTCTAATTTTAGTTCGCACATTGTTATTATAAATAACAAATCCTTTCAAACTAAAGTTAGTTCCACCCGAACAAATGGCCTTTAACGATTCCCAATTTGTGATATTATATTCAGAAATATCTTGAATACATTTGATTTCATTAAAATTGAATTCTTTAATATTTTTTTCAGATACAGTGCATTTATTGAATTCATAAATATTTGTTAAATATAATTGTGGTTTATATATTTTATGAACTATGCGATTTTCTGGATGTTGTAAGACAAACGAATAACTACATTTTTTATTTAATCCTTTAATTAACTCTTCAAAATTGCATGCTTCAAAGAACATCTCGCGAAATGTTTTGGTTGTATTAAACCGACATCTCCCACCGATATTACTTCTTGTGGCAATTTCCCACTTTGGTTCAAATTCACCATCAATCATATTTTTCGTATTGTAAAATACATTTATCATTGTACCGTCTACAAATTCTGTAATATTGCAATTTTCAAAATCATTGGTTTTTGTAAAAGTATCGTACTTTACGGATTTAGGTGGAGCAAATGATAAAATATTTTCACCATCCGTAATAACGGATCTGTATAATCCGAGTGTATTTGCATTATTGAGCAATGAAGATTTATTATATTTGATCAAATATAATCCATTTTTTTCTTTAACGATATAATCTTCATTTTGTGAATTTAATATAGTTGTTACCTTTAAAGTTGTCATTATAAATAATTAATGAAATATATTTTTAATATATTTTTTATTTCAATTTATAAAAAATTAAACCTATTATATAATATATATTAAATATAAGTAATGAGTGATTTGACATTAAAAAATGATACTCCAATTGTTATACCAGAAATAAAACAATCTGTTGAAATAAAACCACTTGTTGAAATAGACGTTGGTGAAAATAAGGAAATAGATGAGGACTTGGTGGAGGAAACGAAAAGTGAAGAAACGAAAAGTGAGAAAAGAAAAAATAAAGTAAAGAACCAATTGTTTTTGGAATTGGGTCAATTTATTGAGATAGAGGCGCCTTCCAATTCAACTTTACATGAAAAAGTTTTTTATATAGGATATTTAGATAAAAATGTTATTTCATTGTTAAATGATGTAGATAATACAACAATTGATATAACATTAAATAATGGCACATTAAATGATGAATCAATTATCGCTATAAATATTGTTTATTTTCCCGAAGAAAAGGGTTTTGCTAGACAAAATAATTTGATACCGAATACATGGTGGACATTTGAATTCGGTGGTAAAGTACCTACAATAATTAATGGACGAATAACAAACTTGGAAAATGATATGATTGAAATTTCATTATACCCATCAAGGGAAAAAATATACATTGATTTTGAATATAAAGGTCTTCCGAAAAAAATAAAATTACTAGAAATAAGGCCATTTACTGATCCAACTGAAGAAGAATTGGATGTTAGTCATTCTATTAAAGAATTGCAAAAACAAAATACAGATGAATTTGAAATGGACGAGGATGAATTTGACGATATTCAATTAAATTTTGAAGAAGATGATAATAAAGAAGAACTTGTTAAAATATTAATAGACGCGAATTCTATTATATTATTGAAGGATGAAATATATGAAAAGGTTACCGAAATGGTTCAAGTTGATACTTCAAAAAGGGTATATCCTATTGATTTTCAAATAAATGATTTGTTGGATTCGTTATTATCGGTTTACCCAACATCTGAAAGAAATTTCAGAGTATTAAACGATATACATGTTACTATTGAAAGATTTAAAGATTTAAGGTTAAATTTTTCAGACTTTTCAACGGATGGTGTTATAACTTCTTTAAAAAAGATCACAGAAAATAAAAAACCTTTAATTGAAAATTTGAGAAATTTCACAAATGAATTATCATGGTTAATACCTGTGGTTAAAAATAAAAGAAAAATGGATTTTGATATCACATTGGATAGCTCTGTTGCGGATGATGTCATGGTGGATGGTACACATACGTTCATAAATAATTATAATGAAATAATGAATTCTTATAAAACCAATGCTGTTCCGGATAATTCGCAAAAATATTCATATATTCAACAACAAATTAAAGGTGTTCAAAACATAGCAATGGCTCCGATTGAAAGAACAAATGTAATAAATAAAATAGAAATAGATAATGATATTCATGTGATTTTGGATAACATTGACGAATATAATTCAAGTATTGTAAAAAACGAGGATGGTATACTTGGTCAACATAAATATTCTGTGCAAAAATATACAATTGGTGAAAATATATTATATAAAGATCCATTAATAAAAAAAAATATATATGAAGCCGTTTCTATTATCCCAAATGAATCAATATATTTAAAGGGATTTTTAATGATGCCTAGGTATTATACGGAATTATCAAAATTATATCTCAATGGTTCAAATATATATAAGAAAACATTGTTGCATAATCATTTGAAATTCTATAATATATTGGACGATACCGAGTTAATAAAATATAATATTGATGAAGATTTTGAAAACTTGGTATATCATAACAATTTTCTAAAAAGACCAACCTCTATTTCATTTGTTGAGAGAAGATTATATGCTGATAGAAAAGGTGAGGATCTTTATACCAATTTTCTAGATAAAATGATACCTACAACTGAAACAATAATAAAAAATATGAGTTTTGTATTAAAAAATAAAACTAACAATGTTGAATTTTTAAAAGAATTGGAACCATTTATGGTTTATTACGATAAATTAACCATGCCTCAGTATAATTTAATGTGCAGCATGATTATTGAAAATATAACAATGTTTAAAAAAACACTAGCTTCAAGAGTAATGAAATTAAAAAAAAATCAAACATATAAAAATAGAAATAACGTACTTAATAAATTATTTTCAAATCAAGATAATATCAATGAATTTGAAATGAGTTCAGACGCGGGCGATAACCCGGAAAACAAAATGGACAATAAAATGGACAATAAAATGGATAAGAAAATGGATAAGAAAATATTAAATGTCCAAGATTTTATAAAGCAAATGTATGATCTTGAAGAACTAAATTTGAATAATTCGGATGTTATTCGTAAAATATATAATTTAGATGGTGGGGATTTAATGAATACCCTCATAGGATTACTGCAAATTGATATGAGAGAAAGTTTAAATCTTCAAGAAAAATTAGAAAAGGAAATTGCTGTTTCGGATGCTAATATGGACGGTAATATGGACGGTAATGTGGACGGTAATATGGATGCTAATATGGATGCTAATATGGACAGTAATGCGATCAAAACATGTGAAAATTTTGTTTTAACCAAAAAATACGTTGATATGGAAATATTAAAACAAGACAACAATGTTGAATTTGTATTTTATGATAAAGTATACGATGATACACAATATGATATTCTAAATGAATTCTTGAGAGAAAGAAGAGATATGGACGACAATACTTTCAAAACATTTTTAAAGAATCATTTGGTAAATAGCGTTGGAATAAAGCATGGGATAGCTGAAAGAGATGCTGAAAGTATGACAATTGGTCAAAAACGTGTCATAAATGGTGAATATGCCGTATTAGACATGGGAGATTATGAATACCGGTATTATAAACGTACCGATAATCAATGGAGATTAAAGGATGAATTTAATGATAAAATGCCAGATGACTCAATGTTTTGTAATATTAAAGATAAATGTTTAACCATAAATAATGAATGTGCCAATGAAGATCAAAATAAAGTGAAAATACATAATATTTTGGTTACTGATATTATTAATAATTTTTCAAAAGAATTAGAAAAATCTTATTCTCAATTAAAAAGCGAATTGAAAAAGAAAAGAAAAAAACAAATAATTTTTATTGAAGAAAAGAAACAATATAATAATAGAAAATTTCTTGTTAAAAACAATTTAATGTTGAAAATTTCATATAATATAGATAAAATGGAACTTAAAATTTCACCTTTTGCAAAACTAATGAATAATATATTATCGCAAAAGGATGTTGTGAAAAAACATAGTGATGTTATATTATTTTATAACAAGTATTGTAGACCTTTTGAAAGTACAAATTTGGAAGAAAATAAATATTGGTCCTATTGTTTGGATACAAATTTTCCATTAATGCCTACTTTTTTATATGACATTGCACAAGCGTATGAAAATAATTCATACCAAGAAAAAATAAATCAGATTTCAAAAGAAAGAGGTGTTTTGAGTAATGATGGGGATAAATTAGTTGATAAATATAGTGGGTATATTATAAAATATATAGAATTGGATACGGACGAAGGTTATAATGCCGAAGGTTATAAAATGAAATCGCGATTTGTTATAGAAAAAGAAAATCCAAATCAACAAGTAATGGTATCTGAATATGGTCATACCTCAAAATTAGCGAAAGTTATTTATAGTATATTGGAAAGTGTGGATAAATCAATCGGACTTGATTTGACAATGTCGTATGACTTTATTGTTGAAAACACTGTTAAAATATTAAATAACTTGATAAGCGAAGACAAATATAAAATGAAACAATTAAAAGCAAAGACTATTGGGAAAAAAATAAAACCATATAAAGCAATCATAGATGAAAAAATTATGAAAGCGATCATATCATTGTATGTTGTTTCAGTTCAAAGCAGTGTTCCTTCCATGAAAACATCAAAAACATTCCCTGGTTGTAGACGAGATTTTTCCGGATTTCCATTAGATGATTCAAGTAACGGGTTTATTGAATATACCTTATGTGTATTTTTGAAAATAAAAAATGATTCAAGACCATGGACTGGATTACCAAGAATACGTGGTAATAAAGATAAAAAAAATACTGAAAAAATAAATAAATTCATTATTAAAATAAAAAGTTTCATGGTAGATGAAGTGTTATCCGTATATGAAATATCAGAAAAACTAAAATATAAAAAGGAATGGTTAAAAACTAATATTTTCAACCAAATAATTTCGGATGAATTTAGTATACAAAAATGGGGTGATTTTTTACCACCATTAAACAGACTAAAAATTTCAAAAGTTAAAATGATAGGTAATTCAATAAAGTTAAAATTATTATCCACAATTAGAAAAAATAAATCAGAACAATTTGAAATTATGAATAAGATAATGGGTAAAACAAAAATGCTGTCAATGTCTATCATAAGTAAAATTAATAATGTAATAAAAAATAAAGAGAAATTATTTGTAACCAATAGTGGTATACCCTATATAGAAAACGCTTGTTGCAATGATAAAAAACTAAATACGTATTTATATTTCATAGAAGAAGATAATTCAATAGAAACAGAAATTAATTATATAAAATCATTGGTTGGTATAATTAAAACGACTAATTTATTGAATAGAGGTAGTTTAATGTTTTCAGAAAAAAATAATAAAACGATTTTACCTCTTGTAAATTCAAATTATTCGGAAGAAACTATTTATAGAGCATTCATAAAATATTGCAAATATAACTCAGGGTTGAGTTTAAATCCTGTATTGGAATCGTTGTGTATTAAAAAAACAAGTGCGTTTGAAGAAAATGATACAATTGAAAATAAAATAGCAATTATTAAAAAAGAAAATGGCGATATTTATAATGAAAAAAGTCTTGAATTATTAATGAAACATGTGAATAGAGAAAATAGTGTTAAAATTAGCTTTGATAAATCATACACCATGAACAAGACAATATTTGAAGAATTATTACAATATATAAACACAAAGGAAAATGTGAAGATATGCAATAAAGAGATAATACCAAAAATGTTATCATTGGTAAATAAATATTCAATAAGATATCAACCCAAAGATAATGAAGAAGCCGCTGATTTATTACTTTTTTTAAATGAAGATATAACTTTACAATTAATAAAAATAAATGATTTCCTCAAAAATAAACTGAATCGTGGCTCTAAAAAAATATCAAAATATTTAACAACTTTCTCAATTTACGAGAAAAGGGGGAGTGGTGATTATATGTCAATTAATGATGAAACTGCCTTTTTAACAGGCTCTCAAATAAAAAAAATGATTCAAGATATGTGTATGTTGTTTCCAAAAATCATTTTAAAGAAAGTTTCTTACGATATGTATGTACCACAACATTGGAATCTCTCTCAGAGGCATGAAAATGCTATTAGAACTGATGTTTTGGACGAATATATCACCTTAAATGAATTTTATGATAATGAGAAACTTACAAAATTACTATTTTTGATTAAATCAAATACGGTTGATTTATTGAATATTGTTAAAAATATACCATTTTATTCTAAAATATTGGGAGATCCCAGAAATACGTTATTCAATAATCAAATATATATTAAGGTACATCAATATTTCTTTATTTGCACATTATCATTGTATATTGGTTTATTGGATGAAATAAAATCAAATTCACCAATGGATGGAATAGAAGAAACAAATAAAAACAATAATATGTCAATTGAAGAGACGCTGATGAAAGGGTCTTCAAATGATTTAGAACAGTCAATTGCGAAATTATTGAAATCTTATATGGACATTTTCATAAAAAGAAAAAAATTGATAAACCTCACAAATGAAAAAATTGAAAAAAATATATTGAAAGTTAAGGAAAAAGAAAAAGACGGTATACGACTTAACTTGAAGAATTTGACAGAAGAATCAATGGATGTTGAAAAAATGATGAAAAAACACAAATTGGGTAAGTGGGGTTTTGGATTATCAAAGGCGGTTTTCCAATATGATAAAGATCAATATGATAAAGAACGCGAATATACTGAAAGTCAACTGTTACTAGATTCTGGTAATGTCCAGGAAGCAGATATGGACGGCAATGATAAAATAGAATATTTAGAAAAAGAAGGCATAAATGATAGAATTTCACATGAAATTAATACGTTAGATGTCCGCGAAGATGGTGACGAAGAAGAAATGTGGTAAAGCGTGGTCGTTTGTTCGTTGTTGTAGTTGTTTGTTGTAGATTGGATGAAAATAAAATATATAAAAATCTCTATATATTTTATTATGTATCGTGAGTATATCCAAAAAAACGTCACTTCAGTATCTATAATTTTATTTTTAATTATATTTTTTTTCATCCAATCTTTGAAACCATCTTTCATTTATAATAATGATGGTAGTTTTAGAAGATTTGGTTTAGGAACTAAGAATAAAACAGTTATACCAATTTGGTTTATAACATTAATAATAGCCATATTAAGTTACGTGTTTATTCTATATTATATAAACATTCCCAATTTTAATTATTAAATTTAATCTACGTCTGGTTCGCAAGAGGAATCTAAAATATAAACTTGCGACAATGAAAATGTTAATGACGCTGTTATAAAAAACCAAATAAATTCAGATATAAAATCCTTAATAATGACTGCTTGATACAATACTTTTTCTACGGGGTATTCTTCTTCTCCGTCACCATCTTCTATGAACTTCACTTTCAAAGATTCTACTGCTTTAAAAAAATTATCCGGCGTCAACTCATTCACAAAAAATGTTCTATTTGAACGTTGATTAAATTTCGCTAGTTCAGTATCTCCCACAATTTCTCCTGGTTCTAACCAATTTCGCAAACTAAATAATTTCCGAAATACTACGTTTTTTACAATTGAATATCCTAATGTATTTGAAAATGGTGCTTTCCAACCAGGCATTAGTGTTAAAGCCGCTATGACACTACCCATCATAAATATAAATGGGATAAATGTACTAAAAAAAACTTTAGTAACAATATTTTTTGTTCCATCGGGACACATTCTTTTCATTTCACTCGTGTTTAAAGCGTACATTGTTGTAAACATAACAACTAATAAAAGTATCTTTAACATTGCCATTTTTGATGGAACATCCACCCTCGCCATTGGATCGTCGTAAGAGGCGCTGTATAATTTATATCCGATTAAAAAATATGCAACTAAAGGCACGATTATCCCCATCATAAAAGAGGATGATGAACTGGATCTACTTGTATCTGGCGTATCTGGTGTATTTTCGGATGGATCGGTTTCAACAGTTTCTGGGTCAGCCATTATTTATAGATAATGAGTATAATATATTTTCATAATTATAATTTATTATATAAATGACACAACCTTCTTTAACTGAACCGGGTACTAAATATTTTTTATCTTCAACATTACGAAAATGTAATATAAAACGTCATAAATTATATACATTTTACTTAAATGTTTCATTATTGTTTTTTTTTATAATGGTGATAACGTTGTTTTTAATATACAAATTTAAAACAAAGCCAACGGAAAATGATAAAATTTTTAAAAAGAAACAAAAGGAAATATATATTTTATCTAAAGTACGAAATGTGATTGAACGTAAAGAACGAGAACAAACTTCTTCACTTACAAATCTTCCTAAATTTAAAAATGATTATAAATTATTACATGAAAAATATTATAAAGTATAAATTTTATAAAAATTTTATAAAAATATTATAAAAATATTTTTATAAAATATAAGATGAATGGTGTCGCATATAAAAACTATTTAAATGATTTAGATAATTATTTTAAATTAAAAAATAAATATGAAAAAAAATGGTCAACAAAAAAAAGAAAAATATTAAGAAACTTTAAAAATAAAAGAGAGGGTAAATCAAGAATTGCACAGTTGCGAAAAAAATGTATACAATGTGGAAAAAATGGTGGAACTTTATTTTCATTTGTTGATGGTATTTACATGGCAAAATGTAATTCGGATCAAAATAATTGTTCATTAAATATTCAAATTAAAACAGGTAGTTATTCATTTTATAATATTTTAAGAAAACAAACAAATGATTATTTAGAAGAAATAAAGAATCATATAATTACAAATAAATTAAATTTGTTATTTGATTTGGAAAACGAAGATGTTGTGTTAATTGAATTTGAAAACTTAAAGATTGAGCTGAAAAAACAGACCGATATTATTAAATTTATAAATTTACATAAATATGAATTGGATACAATTATCATTAGCGAAAATAAAGAAAATGGCGAAAATAAAGAAAATAGGATTTTTAAAAGTCTAAAAGTTAAAGAATTGTATATTAAAATAGATGAAAGTATTAAAAATTTTAAGAAATTTATAAGTGAATATAGAGTGAATGGTGATAAAACAACACTAAAAAATGCAATGAATATTTATATTTTAAATATTTTACCGAACTTGAAAAAAAAGAGGGAATTTGAATATTATGAAATGTATGTTGATGAAGAAGAAAAGAAAAATTTTTCAGAATCAACAATAGAATTTACACTCGTGAAAAATAAATATGACAATGCTTCTAAAGAAATATTGTTTAACGATTTCACTGTAATTAAAAATTCTGTTAAAAAAAAACTTTATTCTACATCTAACCCTGAAAAGAAATCAAAACCAAAAACAATACAAATTGAAACAAATGAACCGGTTACACCAATGCAATTGGATACTATAAATGAAGTTTCAAATGAATTAAAACTTAATGAAGATTTTTTAAATTCTGATAATAGCATTGATCTTAACGTTGATGTTAGTGTTGATCCAGTGTTAAGTGTTGATCCAGTGTTAAGTGTTGATCCAGTGTTAAGTGTTGATCCAGTGTTAAGTGTTGGTCCTGTTTTAAGTGTTGGTCCTGGTGCTGGTCCTGCACCTGTTGTTGTTCCTGTTGTTGGTCCTGTTGTTCCTAC